TAAACCTTTCGGATTACAGATTAGACCAGGTCTTCCCTCGCTATTGCCAGAAGACCTATAGTTACTACAATTACTCCGTACAGTACCACAATACACCTCTCAGTTAATTAGGTGCGCATTGTATAGATACCCAGATATGATCGGAAATGACAGTTTATTATTTAGCTTATACCATTAATGATATGCACAGTCTCGGTGTGCAATAATGACTAAAACTACCTAAATGAATGCTGCAATATACATTGTAATGCATAAAAAACCCCCCAGCCAAGTACAAATCGGTCTGAGGGGGTGGGGGTAAGGCTCGCAACGACTTTTAACGAGCCTAGAAAATTGTGTCGGATACTACTCTTCTAAATCAAACTCAAAGTGTTCATGAAACCCATCCATTATGTATTGCTGTATGCATTGCTTTATTGTCTCAGCATTAGGCGTATCGGTATGTTTGTGCGCCCTGTTGTAGCCAGCCTCTGCACCAACTTCCACTATTTGCTCGATCAATTGGTATATTTTTACTCTCATAGCATCACTCGACTTGGTAAATAATAGTCCGTTGCAGCTCCTGGTGGACTAGGCCAGGTCAAAAGGTCAAGGGAGACCTCAGCTTAGGGGGTAAATCATTAACTCGTACCCTACAAAAGCGGCTAGCAAAAGGGTCGTGGCAATAAGGTGTATCTTATACACTACTACCGGCTCAGTGACCCACGCTCTAAAACTACTGGCTTTGGCCTCGATGTAAGACTGCCTGATGGCTTTGTCAGCGTAAGCGTTAGCCTCATAAATTAGCGTTTTAACGTCCATTAGTGACTCCCCATTACAAGTCTGTCTAAATAGATTAAATCCTGATAAGAGTCCATTACAAGCTCTTCCATACTCGGTTCAAGGTACATGTATAACTGATGTCTAATTTCTTCAAGGAAGTCAGGCGTATCCAGTATGTCCTCGAAGTCGTCCAGAGCCTCCGACAAGTACGCATCATTATCAACATCTTTAGCGTTTCTATCCGCAGCATCGCGGAACATTGCTGCAGCCATCCTAGAGGTAGCGTCCTCACTGTAGATAGCCTCTAGGGCCAGTAAGGGCTTATCGCTAACCGTGTGAGGAAATACGTCATCCATCCAAGTCGGGTGAGTGATTAACCAGAGAGCGATCAGTCCGTCTTTGGTTTTGTCTGGCAGTTCCTGATAACTACCCTCCCACATTGGGGTTTCGTCGCGTATAAGGCCAACAGCGTCATTTAATACTTTGTAGCTCATTAGCACACCCCCAGATTAACGCAGTCATAGTATTCCATATTGGAGGCTATGCCGTACAAAATAAGCAAGATAGCTGCGCCTACTAATCCAGCCCTAGATTCAGCCACTTCTTGCAGCTTGGCTTCACGGGCCTTGATATCCTTTAAACAACATTCATTGATTTTCATATTATTCCCCTTGTTTTATTGATTGAGGTGTAACAATACCTACTGACAGCTAAACCGTCAAGCTTTTCGATTACAACACTTTGGAATAAAAGGGCCCTGGTTAGAGCCTTTAGTTATATGAGGTGGGCTGGTAATCTTCATCCTGGAGCATCTTGGCGTGCTCTTCCCGGTAGTGCTTGGCTATCTCTGCCCTGAGCTTCTTGTTGGTTGGCATTAGCACTTGCCATTTCTCCCTGAGCATATCCAGGTGGCCCTGGCCTAGATGCGACTCCAGCCATACACTGAAGTCGAGCGGATTAGCCGTGAACACTTTATGGCAGTAGTGGCACAGGCATAGTGCGTTATCCATAGACCAGCGAACCGACTTAGCCGCCCTGCCCCAGATGTGGGCGCACTCCATCCTTCCGTCCTGCTTGCCGCAGTGTTCACACTGGTAGCCCGCCTTCTGCCTTACTACGTCGCTAAACCATTTGTCTGCAGCGTCGCGCTTAATCGGCATCGTTGAATATCTCGCGGCTAATTAACTTCGCCAGGTACCACTGCGCTTTCTGCAGGTCCTCGACCGGGTTGTTCTTATAGGTATACCTCCACAGATACTTCATGCAGTTGCCTTTCAGATATCCGCGAAATGCCTCTGGGGTCATAGACTCCTCAATGGCCTCGATGCACTCGATGCCGCCGGTTCTGTAATGGCTGGGGCTGTTGACCGCATCATCTTCTGGCCAATCTTCGATAGCTGGTATAGATTCCTTTAATCGTCGCCAGTCTTCGCTTGTAGCGTGCTTCATTCTGTATTCTCCTCAATTTGGATTTTAATTTCATCAGGCGTATCAAGATCGCAGCGATGACATAAACCATAGCTATCACCGTGATCATCAATCCAATACGACAGAGCGATTCCACATTCACAATAAAGCCTTTTAATGTGGGTCTTCTTTTTATGCAGCGAAATAACATCACCCATCCAGAGCCTCCACTGTAATCTTCACCCTGGAGTCTTCACCGTATTTTTTATGGTAAACAATAGCCGTCATACTCCGCTCTGATCCAAATCCCGAATCTGAGTGCCATTGGTCTGTAGAAGTAAGGCTACCGAACCAGGAGAACTGCATGCTGCCATACTCCCGGCTGACATGGTGGTGGATATGCCCCAGGAGACAGTACCTATTTTTATGCGATGACCACTCGTTGTCCAGGTTCTTGATAACCGTCTGCAGTATTTGCTCTGGCTTTATCCGGTCCCCGTGGTGGTAGACCCACATATTATTGCCCCACTCGTAATGCAAAAACTTTGAGTAGTTTTCTAGCACATTTACCCTGGGCTCTTTCTGATACAGAATCTCCAAGCAGCTAGACAGGTGGCAGGCCATGTCGCTGTCATGGTTGCCCCGCACATTTACTACTATGACGTTCTTGTGGACCGTCAGCATCTTGTCGATCAACATCTGGAACAACCTACCAGCCAGCTTAAACGTCTTACCGATCCGAGTATCTACATCTACCCTGGTTCCAGCGGTGGTCTCGTTTTTGCTTGAGTCGGCGTGGAAAAAGTCACCCACGTTTAACAGTATTGCGGTCTCACAGTCACCTACTCTGACTAACAGCCTGTCAACAGCGTCAATAAGAACCTTGGTCGCTATCTTGATATCCCAGTCGTCGTTATCCAGCTTGGTAGCAGCATCAGCGAGCATCCCGTAATGGTGGTCGCCTACAATATAGGTGGCAAGATAGTCGGCATTAACTTTCTTTGGCGCCTTGACCGGCTTCTTAAATCCAGCCAGGTCATCCTTCATGCCCTCCATCATCGCCTCAACCTTCTCTTGCAGGCTGCGCTTCAATGGCTCTTGGATAACCCACTGTAGGGCTATATCACCCTCGGAGTTGAAAGCAGTCGAAACTCGCTTCGCCTCAAAGCCCTCCATGGTCTCATTGTCTACATTGCGGTGCGGCGCCACTGCCTTACTAGCAGCCCTGCCCTCAATGCCTCTTAACGTCCTATCTACGGTGCGCCGATCCAACCCCAGGGCTTTCGCTGCCTTGTTGTTGCTTCCGTGATTAATAACAGCCTGGCATATCTCGGCCTGGCGCTCAGTTGCTGCAAAGCTGATCAACTTACTAGCGCTTAGTTTGGACATTCTATTGTTCCTGCTTTCGCTTTAATTCAGTGTACTCATTGTACTCTGGTAAAGATAAATAAACACCCTTCTCAATCGCCCAGGCGTATACCTGGTCCATGAAAAAACACATCTCTCCTTTCTTCAGGCTTGCGGTGCTTTGTATCTGGTCTTTGAGGGTAGTCTGCCCAACCTTAATTGTTTTGGTCACCAGAAACTTATGCTTCATCATCCACTTAACGCCATCTGGTGTAGCGTCAGGGATTTTCGCTATAAACTTGTCACTCAGCTCCCGGCACCACTTGTGAAATAATGCGTTCTGGTCCAGCGTCCTGGTATCCACATACGGCTCCAGCTTGATTGATAAAGGGATAGAGTAATCCCAGTCCTGCAGGCGCTTAATGAGGTGCGGAACCTTCCTTTCCACTTCAGTTGCGTGCGATATTTTAACGTGGTCTCCCTGGCTCATAACTTCACCCTCAAAAACTTGTCCGACAGCTTCATTGTGCTGGTCTCCAGGCGATCATATAGGCTGTCTTTCGACTTACCAATACCGCCACATGCGTCGTCAACTTCCCTTACCTGCCTGTCGCCAACCTCAGCCCTGCCTACCATCCTGGAGTGCATTGTCTTGTTCTGAACGCCGGTCAGCATTGATATCTCGCGCAGGGTATATAGCTTGCCGGTCACTAGGTTGTCATGGGTTCCAGTGAACTTGTACTTTCTTGGATGTTTGCCAGACGATCTGGGCTCTAATCGCTTGTCAGGCATTCTTCAGCTCCCCATCGTAATAAAACCCAAACTTGTCGAGATAATACTGCTTCATCGACAATTGCGCATCTGTATCCAGCCAGCTAATATCAGTCATCTGCATGTCGATAGACTTAGCCCTTATGCTTTCATTCTTGCCAGCCTTCTTGGCCATCGGAGAGCCGCCCTGGTTCTGCGCCCTGGCTAGCCAAGAGTTAACAAAGCGCTTAATACCTTGTTTGGTCTTGCGTTTAGTTGGATTCGCGTCGCACCAGGACTCCATTGCCATGAGCTCTTGGTGAACATTGACGGCAGGATACGCTCTCTGCCAAGCGATAGTGTCAGCTTCATCTGGCTGCCAGTCTTCTTTGGTATTTAATAACATGTTTTCCCCTTATCCGTGGTTAGCGAATTTGCCGTGCAGCTTTTCCCGCATTTCCTTTACTGCCTTCTCCGCATCACTAAGATTGTCGTGCAGACCGCAATAATAATCCTTAGAATCACAGCGAGTCTTAGCCACCCACTTGCCTGCCTGCGTGCGCCAGCTTACACCCTTTACGCCGCTTTTGCTGTTTTTGTTAATCGACCTGTTGTGCTGGTTTTGTTGCGCAGAAACAGCGCGTAAATTTTCAATCCGGTTATCATGCCGGTCGTTGTTGATGTGGTCTAGGTACTTAGGCATGTACCCGTGGTGATATAAAAAAATGAGCCTATGCTGATAATAGGGAATTCTGTTTACGCCGCAAACCTTGTACAAACCTGTGCCGCCGCCTATTAGCTTGCCAGACTTTCGGCCATTCCCTTCGCGCCAGTACAAGTTACCATCACGGTACTCAAATTTTTCCTTAATTTCCTCTAATAACTGCTTTTCGCTTAACTCTTTCATCGCACTTCCCCGTTGGTTTAGAAACCTTAGTATCTTTGTTTCCGAAAATATTGTCAAAGTTTTTGTCAAACTCAACTTTATTGGTCGGTCGCTGTTTACTTCCTTTACCGCTCATACTAATCTCTCGCTTAATACTGTCCAAGCCTTAGCCGCCGTTTGCGGTACTACTCCGTTTCCCAAGAGCCTAATCCTGTCCACCCTGTCGGCACACCCATTAACCACTCTACCCACTCTGGGTTCAGTTGGCCAGGGCATTCCGACCTGCCGCCAGCCTGATCTATCACTACTGTTGTTAGCGACTTCTGAGTGCCTTTCTTTGTCGGATCGCTCCGGTCTTGATAGCCAAGTCGAGCTTCGTGTGCTGCTGGAGTCGCCCAATTCCTTACCACTGTCGCCAGCCCGTCCCCGCTCGTTTTGCTCACGCCCTTGCGGTTGTAATTCCCGTTGACTGTGACGGTCGGCCAGCTCTCCGTTGTCTCCATCGAATCCCTGAGCTTTACCGCTATCGCTAGGTTGTCGGGAACCTTTTTGTTTTTTGATTTTGGGTCTGTCTTCCTCTCCATCCGCGCTTTCCACGTTTCGTAAGTTTGTTCCGGCATCATCGCTTGAGGCGTAGGCCAATTCTGCTGTCGATTCATTACTTGCTCTGTCAGGCATCCCTCGACATACTTCCGCCCAATACTCGCCCTGTACTCCACTCTCTTTTGCATCCCGCTGGGGGTTCTGCTTATGTCTATCGTCGTTGGACTCAGCCAAGATGTAGACTCGTTTTCTTTGGTGAGGTGCGCCAACTTCACGCGCTGAGAATATTCCCCACGTTGCTCGGTAACAATCTTCTTCCAGGTCGCTGATGACGCTGGAGAGTCCAAGCGAGATGTGTCCCTCGACGTTTTCAAAGAAGCATCTAGCAGGTCTAATTGATTCGATGTGTCTCCGTATGTGGGGCCAGAGGTGTCTTGGGTCATCTTCTCCGAGTCGCTTCCCTGCTGCTGAGAAAGGTTGACATGGATATCCTCCAGTGAGGATGCTAACTTTTCCTCGAAATACTTCTGCTGGGAAGGTTTTAATATCCGTGTAAATAGGTGCGGGAGGTAACTGCCCGGCTTCCATCTTCTGGACCAGGTTCGCAATGGCGAAGGCTTCGATCTCCACATAAGCGATGACTCTATGTTCAATCCCGGCAAGGTCAAGTCCTCTTTCGATTCCACCATATCCTGCGCAAAATGCGATGACAGTTGGTAATTCTTTGGTAATATCCACATCATTTTTCCCTATGTTTTATGTAAGTAATGGCTCGGCAAGCCTCGCCCAGTATTTAATAAATGTTTCTTTATATTTACTTTTTTTCTTATTATTTGCAAGACGATATAACCCTTTCTACTTAGCAAAGTAGATTT